GACAAACGGTCCATTAGCTGCATCATTGTCCCGCTTCTTGGTGCAGGTATCCGAAATTCCGGGATCTGTCATTGCCACTTTTGAGGTCCCATACTTTGGACGCAAGTTGAATTACATGGGCGACCGAACGTTCGCTCCATTTACTGTCACTATCATCAACGACGAAAACTTTGCCATTCGCCGCGCACTTGAAGAGTGGATGGACCGGATGTCCGGTCATACGTCCGCGACTTCACAGTTCACGCAGGGGATTCAGGGGGATGGTGGATTCACCACAGACGCGACGGTAACGCAGTTCGGCCGCGAAGGCAATCGGTTGCGTGCGTATAAATTCATCGGCGCGTTCCCAACCGACCTTGGAACGATTGCATTGGACTGGAATACCACGTCTGAAGTTGAAACCTATACCTGTCAGTTTGCCTATCAGTGGTGGGAAGTTGAAGGACAAATTCCGACTCGCGATAACCCGACAGTCAGCATTGATGTCGGTGTCGGCGTTAACGTTTAATCTGTATATGTTTTCAGAGGGGCGCCTATAATGGTGCCCCTCAGAAAGTGAAATCATGCCTCGTCTTTTCGGCTTCGAGTTCAACTTTAATCAAAAGTCATCGGCGCCTACTGCGTCGTTACTGAAACCGACCTCGAACGCAATCAGTTTCGTTCCTCCCGATAATCAAGACGGCGCCTTAAATATTCAATATGGTTCCGCCGGTGGTTACTTCGGCTATTATCTGGACCTCGATGGTGCGGTTATTGATGATCCCCAACTCATCAATCGCTATCGAGAAATGCAGATTGTGGCGGAGGTCGATGAAGCCATAGACCAGATCATCAACGAAATTGTGGTGCAGGATGCTGAACGGATGCCTGTCGCATTGAATCTGGACTATGTGGATCTCGGGGAAGAACTCGAAACCCGCATTCAGTCCGAATTCGCGAACCTTCTCAAAATGCTCAACTTCCATCGCGATGCATATAGCCTTGTGCGGCAATGGTATGTAGACGGTCGTATTTATTTTCATTGTGTGGCGGATGAATCGGATCCGAAGGCGGGTATTCAGGAATTGCGACTCGTTGATCCGCGCACCATTCGCAAGGTACGTGAGGTCGCCCGTAAACGCCATCAGGAAGGGCAGTTTGACATTGTTGAAGTTGTTCGGGAGTACTATGTGTACAACCCGATGGGCTTTGTTGCTCCAACCAACCTCTCAGGGTCAGCGAACACCCCTACAGCGGCCATGCTAAACTATAACGGTATTCGTATCACCACGGATGCTGTTGCGTTCTGCCCGTCAGGACTCTACGACGTAAACAAGCGGACAGTGCTTTCATGGCTCCATAAAGCCATCAAGCCACTGAACCTGCTTCGCATGATCGAAGATTCCGTCGTCATCTATCGTGTTGCGCGGGCGCCCGAGCGCCGTGTGTTCTACATTGATGTGGGTAACCTTCCCAAGCAAAAGGCAGAACAGTATCTCTACGACATCATGCAGCGGTATCGGAATAAGCTCGTCTATGATGTTGGTACCGGTGAGATTCGCGACGACCGCAAGTTCATGTCAGTGCTTGAAGACTTCTGGCTGCCTCGACGTGAAGGGGGTAAGTCAACCCAGATTGAGACATTGCCCGGTGGTCAGAACCTCGGGCAGATGGAAGACGTGGATTACTTCCGCAAGAAGCTTTATCGTGCGCTTGGGTTGCCTCCCACACGAACAGAAGCAGGGCAGGGTTTCCAGATTGGTCGCGCCACGGAAATTACCCGTGACGAACTGCGATTCACCAAATTTATTCACCGGCTGCAAGTCCAGTTAAGTCATCTGTTCGATCAGTTGCTTGAAAAGCAATTGCGAATGAAGAATGTGATGACGGAGGCGGAGTGGTATAAAATCAAGGACAGAATTCGCTATAACTGGCAGCAAGACTCCTACTTCGAAGAACTGAAGATGAACGAAATTCTCACGGCTCGTATGAATCTTGCTACGCAGATGGAACCATTTATCGGGAAGTATTTCTCGAATCAGTATATCCAACGTGAAGTTTTGAAGCTCTCTGATATGGATTTATCGAATATGCAAGCCGACATGGCTGACGAATCGTCGGAAGCCTCAACATTTGACATTGAAGCAGATGCCACGTTGCGCGACACCGATAATCGCGAGACTAACACTAACCCTTCAGTGGAACCTTCTGGTGACGTGGCTTCGTCACGGAAGAAATCCACAATAGACTAAATAGTGTAAAGATATGCCGATTACAGCCGACACCGCAGTTACTCAGATTCTTATTGACAATCCAACGCGAGTTGTCGGGAAATTTTTATATTACTCCCTTAGTGGTACACCACACGCTGACGTTATGAAAGTGAATGTCGCCGCACTGTCCTATGGTGTTCACAAAGTTGTGCTTACTAGTCGAAACGTCGAGGTTTTACGCGGTGCAGTAATGGTGGGTACATCCAGCAGCGCCAGTTCCATTGTCGTTGACTGGTTAGCTTCGTCTAACACTGTAGTGGTGGGTGAGTTGACTGGTGCTACGTCATATACCAATGGTGAGACATTGACCTTTACGGGTGGAGGCGCGGATACTGCTGTGACGGCGACTGCTAATGCGGCGACTGCATTTACTACGCCCGACCGTAACCTCGATATCACTAGTGTGTGGTACTCCGTCAGTCCCACGATGGTTGTGGAGCTTGGATTTGCCTCCTCGACTGGAGCCGCAAATACGACATCGTTGATATTATCGGGATCTGGATACTTCGGTAAGAACGCCCTGCCGTTACAGCTTGATAATCCGACGCTCACTGCTCCTACTGGGAACTTTTTTATTGGCGCGCCAGTCGTGCCAGCCAAGACGGCGTACAGCATCATCGTTGAGTTCCGCAAGACCGAAGGTTTTGCTGATGTCCAATAATTCCAGTTACTAGAGGTCACCCATGAATTCATTTACACAACTTGTCCAGCACGTAAAGAACGCCGATTGGTCTGGTGCGAATCAGGTCTTCTCAGAAATCATGCAGCAGAAGACCGCAGACAGAATCGAAGTTGAGAAGAAGACGATATTCAAGGAAGGTAAAGGCAAGCTAGGGCCCGGTGGATACGGCGCGCCAGGTGAGGACGATGGTGGTGTCAGGGAAGATGCGGAAAGTGGCTCGGACGGTTACAAAGCCTACTTCAAGTCTATGATGAAGAAGCACGGGTATGACTCTCCCGCCGATATTCCAGCCGACAAGAAAGACGACTTCTTTAACGCAGTCGATAAGGGCTACAAAGCTAAGAACGAAGCTGTCGATGATGACGATGACGGAGCAGCAATACGTCGCTCTGCGGAGGGACGGTAACCAGCAGCCGCACGTCATGAATTCATTTACACAACTTGTCCAGCACGTAAAGAACGCCGATTGGTCTGGTGCGAATCAGATCTTCTCGGAGATCATGCAGCAGAAGACTGCGGATAGAATCGAAGTTGAGAAGCAGACGGTGTTCAAGGAAGGTAAAAGCGTTGAGCGGATCATGCGGGATATAGGCAGCCATGACGCTGCACACAGCGGATGGTCTCCCGACCGCGTCGCGGATGAGGTTTATAAAGAGCTAACTGGTAACCGCAATAAGAACCGCCAAAGAAGACTGCCGCCCGCAGCCGTCGTTAATAGTGCGATAAAAGATTTCTTAAAGAGCGGTGAGCGGCCGGCGGCTCACGGTAGATCAGCATGGCGTCGTGCTGGCCAGGTGCTGGACAAGGCCACCAAGGCAGGCATCAAATGGAATCAGAGGTTACTTAAACCGGCAGACCGGCGCCAATTGGAACTGAAACTCAGGTAGGTAATCCATGAAACTAATAGCAGAGTTTGTTTCTCCCCGCGACGTTAAGCCCATCGTTGAATCAACGGACCACGGCAAGACTTACCATATTGAAGGTGTCTTCCTTCAGTCCGAGATAAAGAACCGTAATGGGCGCATCTATCCACAAGCTGTGTTAGAGCGGGAGGTCGCTCGATACAACGAGGAATACGTCTCGCAGAACCGTGCGCTGGGCGAGCTTGGGCACCCCGACTCTCCTCATATCAATCTTGATCGCGTCTCTCACATGATCACCAATCTTACGATGGACGGCACGAACTTCATAGGTCGTGCCAAGATCATGGACACGCCATATGGCAAGATTGTGAAGTCTTTTATTGATGAGGATGTCAAGTTTGGTGTGTCTTCGCGTGGCGTCGGTTCGTTGCTGGATGATAACGACGAGAGTGGGTCAGTTGTCGGTGAGGACTTCTATCTCTCCACGGCCGCAGACATCGTTGCAGATCCGAGCGCGCCAGACGCCTTTGTCAGTGGGTTGCGTGAAAGTAAGGAATGGATCTGGACTAACGGTGTGCTATCGCACGAACAAATGTACGCCCTCGACAGACAAATCTCTATGGCACCTGTCAAAAGCGGATCGGACAGTCGCAAGCTCACTACGAAAGTGTTTGAATCGTTTCTTCGAGAATTGAAAATCGGAACGAGGATCACATAACGCAGCGTAGCTTAATACGTCTCGACGAACAACTTCCCCTTCGCTAACACATCTACAAACCCCGTATCGATACGACGGAACGCATAGAAGTATGTGCGTTCCGTTAGGGCCGTGGTCTGTGCGGCGGTTAGATCTACATCCCACACGCCAAAATCACTCGCACTAGATACGTTCGCTGATATCCCACCATTGATGGTCGCAATGACCGACCCACCACGCGTCGTGCGAAGTTCAAATCGAACATTCCAATCAGACAACGAACCTAGTTCTGTCGTTGGCGCTTGTACCAAACGAAACCGAAGCCGATAGTCGCACCCTCTATTGATCGAGAAATCTTGTGTTTCGGTCATGTTGTTATTTAGCTTTCCTTGGTCCAAGCATCTAGATGCACCAACTGGTTTTGTCTCGCCCGAATCGCTGTGACCAAGGTGTATTGAATGTCATTGAGAGTCACCATGTTGCTGCGGGCGCGAATGCGAATCAGCGACGAGCGATAGACATATGATGGCGATGCAGACGCGCTTGCTGAACTTGACGGACTCACCGATGCCGAGGGTGAGACGGATAAGCTGGCAGAACTCGACGGGCTGAATGAGCTTGACGGACTGGCAGAACTCGACGGACTGAACGAGCTTGACGGACTGAACGAGCTTGACGGACTGAACGAACTCGACGGGCTCACTGATGCCGACACGGAGCTTGACGGGCTGAACGAGCTTGACGGGCTGAACGAGCCTGACGGACTCAGGGACGGCGATAGCGACGGTGAGGGGGAACTGGACGGACTCCTCGACGCGGACGGGCTAACGGAGCCTGACGGACTGACAGAACTCGATGGACTGACAGAACTCGATGGACTGAACGATGCCGATGCCGAACTTGATGGACTGCCAGAACTTGACGGGCTCACTGATGCCGACACGGAGCTTGACGGGCTCACCGACGCGGATGCGGAACTCGACGGGCTCTCCGAACTTGACGGACTCACCGATGCCGACGCGGAACTTGACGGGCTCTCCGAACTGGACGGACTGACAGAACTTGACGGACTGACAGAACTCGACGGGCTCTCCGAACTCGACGGGCTGAAGGAGCTTGACGGGCTATACGAGAGAGACGCCGAACTCGACGGACTCACGGAGCTTGACGAACTCACGGAGCTTGACGGACTGGCAGAACTCGACGGGCTGACTGAGGCCGACGTGGAGCTTGACGGGCTGACAGAACTGGACGGACTCAGTGATGCAGATACCGATGCTGATGGTGATACCGACAGTGACGGTGAGCTTGACGGACTCCTCGACGCGGACGGACTCACCGAGCTTGACGGACTGCCTGAACTTGACGGGCTCACCGAACTTGACGGGCTGACTGAGGCCGACACTGAACTCGACGGGCTGAATGAACTTGACGGGCTTACCG